CATGCTCTGACAAAGAAACGTGCATTGCTTATATCACCTACAGCATCTGGTAAGTCACTTATCATTTACTTAATACTGCGTTGGTTTCTTGAGAGATATGAAAAACGCGTATTGATTATTGTACCTACTACTTCTCTTGTTCAACAAATGTATTCTGACTTTGGAGACTATAGTCAATTCGATGATACATTCAACCATGAAGAAAACATTCATAGGATATACTCAGGTCGTCCTAAGTTCGCAGAGAACGAACGCATTATTGTGTCTACATGGCAAAGCATATATAAACTAGGACCTGAGTGGTTTAGTCAGTTTGGTGCAGTGTTTGGTGATGAAGCCCATAACTTTAAAGCTAAATCACTCATATCCATATTATCTAAAATGCGCGATGCTGAATATAGATTTGGTACGACTGGTACATTAGATGGAACACAGACACATAAGCTAGTTCTTGAAGGACACTTCGGACCAGCGCATTATGTGACTACAACTAAGAAGCTGATGGATGCAGGTTCTTTAGCTGAGCTAGATATTTCTATGATCTTACTCAAGTATCCAGATGATATACGCAAAGCGTGGGGTAAGAAGAAGTATCAAGAAGAGATGGATTACATTGTTTCATACCAGAAGCGTAATCAATTCATAACAAACTTGGCGTTAGATCAAGATGGCAATACACTTGTATTATTTCAATATGTAGAGAAGCATGGTAAACCTCTATATAATATGATTAAGGATAAGGCACACGTACGTAGACAAATATTCTACGTGTCAGGAGAGACTGGTGCAGACGTACGTGAAGACATAAGAAAGATAACTGAGACACAGAAGAATGCAATTATCGTAGCATCACTTGGTACATTTAGTACTGGTGTTAATATAAGGAACTTGCATAACGTAGTATTTGCTAGTCCTTCTAAGTCTCAGATTAAAGTGTTACAATCTATTGGCCGTGGTTTACGTAAATCAGACAATGGACAAGCAACTAAGTTATTCGATCTAGCTGATGATCTGCATTGGAAGGCACGTAAGAACTATACCTTACAACATGCAGCCGAAAGAATGAAGATCTATGGCAAAGAAAAATTCAAATACTCAATTTACGAAGTGGATATATAATGGAAGATACAGCACTAAACGAATTAAACGTAAGTCATATCAAGCTTGCTAACGGAGACGAGGTAGTTGCATTAGTAAGATCTATAGAAGATGCATCAATATTTGTTGAATCTCCTTTACTGATTAATACCATGCATAGTGGAGAAGATAGAGAATCGTTCTACTTCACTGAATGGATGCCAATGTCTGAGTCTGTGGTGTGTATAAATAGAAGTACAGTGATCACTCATGCAGAATGTACAGACCCTTTTAAAGAGCATTATGTACGTACTGCTTTAAGTTTTAAAGAAAGACCTACATCTAGCTTTACGAGTGAATATCCAGAAGATGATGTATTTGGATATGATGATGAAGATATGATTGAAGAGATGCAGACTACTACTACTAAGATAGTACATTAGAGGGTACTCCATCCCTCAGCAGATAACTCTTCTATTATACACTAGTTTAGCCAAAATGTACACGGCTAAACACAAATAAAGTGAAATTAAATATAAGTGTACATTTCCTTAGAATCGTGTTATAATAGTTCTATAATACGATAAAATATACTGGGAGTATATAATGATCAAGACCAAGCCAAAGAACAAACCTCATTATGTCAACAACCGAGAGTTTTCGTTTTCTGTTGTTGATTATGTGAAGCTAGTTAACCAAGCCCAAGAAGCAGATACAAAATTGCCTATAGTTCCAGACTATATTGCAACCTGCTTTCTTAAAATATCTGAAGGCTTATCTCATAAATCCAACTTCATCCGTTATACCTATCGTGAAGAGATGGTAATGGATGGCGTTGAGAACTGTCTCAAAGCAATCACAAACTACAACATTGAAGCTGCTACCCGTACAGGTAACCCTAATGCGTTCGCATACTTCACACAGATATGCTTCTATGCATTCTTGCGGCGTATCGCTAAAGAGAAGAAGCAACAAGACATTAAATTCAAATGGATTGAAACTGCTGGTGTTGAAGACTTTTTGTCGTATGGTGAAGGTGATGGCGCTGCGTCTGGTAGTGAACGAGCATTTGTTGAAGAGTTAAGATCTCGTATTGATAAGATTCGTGATACTGACAACTCAGTAAAAGAGTTTGCTGCTCAAGAGAAAGCTGCAGCTAAAGAGCGTAAAGCTAAAGGCCTCGAATTATTCATGGGAGGTTAACATGATGCTTACATTACGTATTTCTGTATGGGGTAATGGCATAGTTGGTGGAACTTACGCAGACTATTTAGAAGACAATGGTTTTGATGTTAGGAGAATAGATCCAGGAATGGGACTGTTACCTACTGATGACGATTACTTGTATCCTTCTATCATATGTGTTCCTGCTCCGACTTTATCAGATGGCATTGTTGATTGCAGTATTATATCTGACATAGCTGGTAAGATCTTTGCAGCTAATGAAGAAACTCCTATACTTGTTAAGAGTACTATCCCTCCTAATATGGCTGATGATTTTAGTTTGATGTGGAAATCATTTACCTATTCACCTGAATTCCTTACTGCTGCAAATGCCCATGAAGATATTAGATCACAAAAGAATGTTGTTCTAGGCGGTAGAGATACTGATCATTGGGAAAAGTTCTTTACTGCTTTCAATAAGAATGTGGTCATAACAAATGCACGCACTGCATCGTTTATGAAGTATAGTATTAACACTTTCCTTGCTACTAAAGTTGCGTTTATGAACGAGCTTGAAGATCAATACGGTGGCGACTGGAATGCACTTAGATCCCTATTAGAACTAGATCCAAGACTTTCAGCATCTCATTTAGATGTGCCAGGTTCTGATGGAAGAGTAGGGTATGGAGGAGAATGCTTTCCAAAAGACGTAAAAGCATTCATAAGCTATGCTAAGATTCATGAGTATAACACTCAGCTTACAATCTTAGAACAAGCTCATTTGTCTAATTTAAAAAGGAGATTATGATGCACGTATTAGTAACAGGTCATGAAGGATATGTTGGAAGCCACTTGATGGAACAGCTTCTAAAGCAAAATCATACTGTAGGTTATTTTGAAGGTGACTTACTTGATACTGATTGGGAGAATCTAGATGAGAGGTATGATACTGTTATCCATCTTGCGGGTTTAGCTGGTGTTCGTAGATCATTCTCAGAACCACTTGAATACTATAAGAACAACGTTGAATTATCACGTAGGATATTCAAATATTGTGAGCGTACAAACACTAACATAATGTACGCATCTTCGTCTAATGCTCATGAATGGTGGTTAAATCCTTATGCAACTACTAAACAGATGTTAGAAGAAATGGCGTCTATGCTGACGGTTAAACATATAGGTATGAAGTTCCATACCGTTTGGCCAGGAAGAGATGACATGCTATACAAGAGACTGATACGTGACGATGTGAAATACATTAACGAAGATCATTTTAGAGATTGGATTCATATTGAAGATTTATTGAATGGACTATGTACAATCATGGAAAACTGTGATATAATAGAACAATCAGTGGTTGACATTGGGACTGGGCATATTACACCTGTTAAGCAAGTTGCTAAGAAGTTTGGCTTTACTGGCGAATGGCGTAAAGGTGAAGCTCCAGGAGAACGTATGGCAACATGCGCAGATGTTGAGTACTTATTAGCATTGGGTTGGACTCCTAAGCACAATATCATGAACGAAGGTTAATACATGAAAGTAGCAATATTAAACGATACACATTGCGGTGTTCGTAATTCATCAGATATTTTTATTAAGTATCAAGAACGTTTCTATACAGAAGTGTTCTTTCCATACTTAAAGAAGCATGACATTAAACAGATCTTACATTTAGGTGATTATTATGACCATCGTAAGTATGTTAACTTTAAAGCTTTAAACTCTAATCGTAAAGTATTCCTAGATCGTCTTCGTGAGGATGGTATCCATATGGACATCATACCAGGCAATCACGATGTGTTCTATAAGAATACAAATGAATTGTGCTCTTTAAAAGAGTTGCTTGGTCATTATACTTCTAACGTCAATATCGTAATGAAACCTAAGGTATTAGACTATGATGGATGTGGTGTTGCAGTAGTACCATGGATTAACAATGAGAACTACGTAGAATATACCGACTTTATTAAGAATTGTAAAGCATCTATTCTTGGAGCTCACTTAGAGTTAGTTGGTTTTGATATGATGAAAGGCATGCCGAATATGCACGGTATGGGTACTGAATTATTTGATCGCTTTGAGTTGGTAATGTCAGGTCACTTTCATACTAAGTCTAATCAAGGTAACATTCATTATCTTGGTAGCCAAATGGAATTCACGTGGTCTGATGTAGATGATCCTAAGCACTTCCATATCTTTGACACTGAGAAGCGTGAACTTACACCTGTTAAAAATCCTATCACAATATTTGAAAAAGTAGTGTACGATGACCGCAAAACAGTGTATAATGAGTATAATGTAGAAGCTTTGAAGCAGAAGTTTGTTAAGGTTGTCGTAGTGAATAAGTCTGAACCATTCTTATTCGACAAGTTTATAGATCGGATTCAAGATGTTGATACACACGAATTGAAGATTGCAGAGACCTTTGATGAGTTTATGGGTGAGAATGTAGATGATGCAGCTATATCTGTAGAAGATACTACTCAGCTACTTGACTCATACGTTGATGCGGTTGACACTGATTTAGATAAAGATAGGATTAAGAATATGATGCGTGGTTTATACGTTGAAGCACAGAATGAGGAAATCATTTAATGATCGTTTTTAAGAGTGTTTCATGGCAAAACTTTCTATCAACAGGCAACGAAGTCACAACTGTTTTATTAAACAAGTCTCCTACTACGTTGATTGTAGGTCAGAACGGTGCTGGCAAATCTACATTACTAGATGCGTTATCATTTGGCTTGTTTGGTAAACCACATCGCGACATTAATAAACCTCAGCTAGTTAACACTATCAACGGTAAGAACTGTACAGTAGATGTTGAGTTCGATGTAGGTGCACACAAGTTTAAGATCTCACGTGGTATCAAACCTAATAAGTTTGAGATCTATCAGAACGGTAACATGATCAACCAGTCTTCTGCTGCTCGTGATTATCAAAAGTTTCTAGAACAGAATATCTTAAAGCTGAATCATAAATCGTTTCATCAGATAGTAGTTCTTGGCTCTTCATCATTCATTCCTTTTATGCAACTACCAAGTGGTCATAGACGTGATGTGATTGAAGATCTATTAGACATCAACATCTTCTCTAAGATGAATGGTATCCTTAAGGAACGTAGCGCAAGAATCAAAGAACAGTTAAAAGACATCGGCTACAATCTTGAACTGTTTAAAGAAAAGATCGCACTTCAAAAGAAATACATACGTGATATTACTCAAATGAACGATGATCAGATTCGTTCTAAGAGAGATAGTATGACGTTGTTTGTTTCTGAGATTGGTGAGATGCAAACTGCTAATGGTCAATATAGTCTTGATATTGAAAAGCTTCAAGATGGATTAAAAGATAGACTGTCTACTGCACACAATAAGAAGCAATCGTTGATGCAATATCAAGCACAGTTTCAACAGCAAATGAAGAGCGTAGTGAAGGATGCTAAGTTCTATGAAACTAATATTATTTGCCCAACATGTACGCAAGACATAGATCAGTCAGTAAGAACTGAAAAGCTTGAATTTTCTAAAGGTCGTGCCAAAGAATTACAAGAAGGTATGACAAAGGCAGGTGATGAAGGCGTAAAATTAGATGATGTAATAGATGATCTTAATAAGATTTCAGAGCAAATCAGAAACCTTCAAGATGGTATATCATCTAACAACCGTGACATCACTCGTCTGCAAACACAGATCAATGGATTAGAAACTGAAATCGTAGGACTTACCTCACGTGACGGAGACCTTGGTCAAGCGAATAGCACTTTAACAGAGCATACTACTGAGCGTGATTCACTATCAGAGAGAAAGCTTGTTATGATGGACGAACGTTCATATAACGATGCAGCAGGTGAGATGCTTAAGGATGGAGGTATTAAGACTAAAGTTGTTAAGGAATACCTTCCAGTAATGAATAAATTGATAAATAGCTATTTGCAAGTGTTAGATTTCTTTGTAGCGTTCGATTTAGATGAGAACTTTACTGAAACTATTCGCTCTCGCCATAGAGATACGTTTAACTACGCATCATTCTCAGAGGGTGAAAAGCAACG